CATCACCTACATGTTTAAGATGATCAAGATCACCTGTTTCAAGATAAGAAGAACGCTGAGAAGCATCAGCTTCTACAGATGGATCACATGAGATAACTACATCTAGAGTTTGATTTGATGATACGAGAAAAGAGAGAGCCATGATGATTAGATTCCTAAGCCGATTCGGAATGGTGAGTTACCAGCGTTAGACTCTGAGACATCACCTCCAAAACGAGATTGTTGATAAGTCAACTGCTGACGTACGATGTCATTACCTGATACATCATAAGAACTAGGATCAACAGTGAGTTGGGCTGCAGGTAACATAAGAGCGCAGCCGAGGCCATCCCCTTGTGGACCTGTGCCAACCATGAGCTGTCGAACAGTCCGATTAAAGAAGTCGTTTGAGATAGTTGTGTTCACTGTGCTCAAAGTTAAGCTCAACTCAACTACTACATCAGAGATTTCCATGTCCGACATTGCTAAGATGCTATTACTATGACCCCTAGGTGTCAGAGTATTAGTGAGAGTTAGGCTGAAGTCCTCAGCGTCTAGCGCAATACGTCCAAGAGTGTCTCCGGTGTTCGCATTAGTTAGAGAAGTTGGGCTGGCATCAGAAGCAACTACATAAGCGCCTCTAAAGAAAGCAGGAGCACCACTATTATAAGTTGGCTCGATTGGCCCAACAGCCGAAGCATGATCATCTTGAATCAATGCAGCTTGATAAGTGAACTCAGCCATTAAACGTCCATTGTCTAACGTGATAGCCATGCTTTCAAGAACACAACCATACGCATAAGACCGAAAGTTTACACCATCGATTCTGAAGCATAAGGAGTGCTCTCTGTCACCTGTTGCAGTACGTCCTGGAATGTACCAAGTCTGCATACCTCTTACAGCAGTATAAGAGCTTGCTGAGAAAGCTGGTGAGATAGTTACATCTGATGAGCCATCAGCGTTATCAGTCATCGCTGAATATTCAGCCCGTCCATTAAGTGTAGTACTTACGAGCGTTCCAACGTCAGCCTCAAGAGGGGCACTCCCAGGAGTATATGTATTAACATCTACTGCGGTTACTGTATCAGTGATGACTGATGGAATCTTTGTTTTGAGCCCTGCTCCAAGCAGGTAGCCGAGATAATTGGAAGTGTAATTATCTGATGCTGTTCCAACTGTAGTGAGATCCACTCTACAAACTACTTGTCCTGTTCGTCTCCGAACTCGAGAGCCACCTGACCAGACTGTATCGGGCTCAGGAGGTAGCATGTAGTTACCATCGCGAGCATCTAAGCGCTCACTTACTACAGGCTCACCAGCGACGACGATTGGATCTCGTTCGCAAGGGATTGAAACGAAAGTTAAGCCTGATGCATCAGGCAAACCGGTTGACGCGCTAAGAGAGCCGAAAGAGCTCTCAACAGCTACTGAAAGAGAGCGATGAGTAACCGCCATATCAAGCCTCCAAGTAGAGAAGTGTGAATGGAATAGTCAGGATAAAAACACCCTGATCACCTAAATTAAGTGGCTCAAAGATTGGAGGCTCAGGAATCACTGAAATAATCCCTGTGGTAGCCAAAGAATAATCCGGACCTTTGAGAGTCACTAGTAAAGCCTCGGCATCCTCAGCGACAAGGCGAGAAAGATAAGTTACATCATGAGGTATATCATAGCGTACTCTTAAATGAATCGTTGCTCTTCTTCGTCCACTGATACCTGCCGCACCATCATCGCTCGGCATCTCTGCAAGATCTAAAACGAAGTAACGCTGAGAGTTGAAGCGTTCCTCCAACGGTACTACTGAACCGTTAGCTCGAGCATGAGCAACAAAGCCATGATGGAAATCGGTCTTTAGAGTAGTCGCTTCAATCTGTTGCTCTAAATAGCTGAGAGCTGAAAAGATACCTTGGCTCATTTGTTAAGTTTCCCTCTAATCTCAGTCTCAACAGCTTTAGTTATAACATCTATATCTTTCTCGTTGAGCCCTAGGAACTCTCGATCCTCATTGACGAAATAACCATATTGAGCGTGTTCAGTTAGTCCAATGATGAACATGTCTTGAGTTGCTTTTTTCACGACTAGATTATTCATCATATTTCCGCTCAAAACTAGATCAACTTCGGCGCTATCTCTTCCGCCTCCCCTTCTCCTTGACTCGTGTTTATACTGCCGATAACCACCCTCATAAAACACTCCCCCTTGAGTTGGCTCCCCACCTTTCGGAGTTAAACGAGCACCACGATAAGCGACAAATAAAGGATTAGTCGAGTAAGCTTTAAAAGGCTTGCCATTAGCGTCCATGCCCTTAGAAGTCCTGAGCTTAATGGAAGCTAAAACATTCTGAGCGAGTCTCAGTGTATCTTGAGCAGTCCATAAGGACTTGGGGATATTGATGTTTGCTTTGCTAGCCATTAGTGCTTCATGCCTCTCTCAGGAGTAAAGAAGCTATCAGAAACGCTCTTATTGTAACCTCTCCAACTCGCTCGGAAGTCAGTTGAACTTCCCCCTTTTCGCCTTAAGTTTTCTTCTCCCTCATCTACCACCCCATCACCGTCTAAGTCTAAAGTGATAGATCTGAGTGCAACATCTAACAGCTCTTTACAACGCTCTCTCATAGCTGTAGCTGCGTCAAACTGCATGTTCATCTCATAGACAATCGAGGCCGAACAATAAGCATGAGCACGAGCAAAGCTCTGTTGATTGAACACTTCATCCTCAGTCACATTGTCAGCTAAGACATGATCACGAATGACCAAGACAATCTCATCAAGTGCCGCCTCGATCTGAGGAGCGAAGTCACTTTGACGACGAGGAACCATATCAGCAAGGTTAGCGAACTGACTTACTAGACCGTCATGGTCTAGACCAGTGTTGAACGGTCTAGGAACAACTTTGAGCAATCCCGTCTCTACATGCTGACCACCAACAAGATCCTCAAACTTTATTGTGTAGGGGAAATAACCACTCTGAGCAGTCTTAAGAGCCGAAATGTCGACATAACTCATCGAGAAGTTGAGAGTAGCGTTCAGTGTTAAATCTATTTCTCGTGGTAGAGGTTCAGCCAATATAGCTGTCGTTCCTCCAAGTCGAGAAACCTTAACAGCTAGCCAAGTGTCTTGAGCAGTTCTCAGGAAAGCTCGAACTTCGTCACGCTCTAAGCTGACAGCTACAGACTCAGTTAAGGTAAGTGTTCTTCTATCGTTAGCAATAGCACTCACAAGTACATCAGCTCGAGCTTGAGTAAATAGCTCATCAGTGAGAGGAGCATCAAAGCCAACTGTGAGGCTAGGAGAGCCTGAGTAAGGTTGTGGAGGATCCCAAACAAAATGGTGAACTTGTCCTTTGACTGCTTTTCTCATTTTATCTCCTCTTACGCTTGGCGGCTGCATTAGCCGCTACTATATCACCGGATGTAGCACGCTCTAAACCTGCCGCTTCAATAAAGCTCTCTGTTATCGGGCTCCATGAATGTCGACAGTTATATCCGCCGCAGGCTATTCTCACCGGTCGACCCTGGTTGTTATTGAGCTTATTCATCTGCTTTTCATCTACTACTAGATTAATCAGCACGTCACAGAAAGGCCGAGTGATTCCATCTCGTGGACCCGTATATAAATAATGCTCAAGTCCTGCAGCTGCCGAAGCGATGGCAGTTGTTGAACGTCCATACTCTGAGATCTGAGTTTTAATGTCAGTCAGTTGTCTACCTGTAGCACGTTCTAATTGAAGCTCGAGATCACTCTTTATGATCTCTACAGGAATCTCTAAACTCATGGATCTCAAAGCCGTTTTGATAGCTTTGGTGAAATCAGGCAGGATCACATCTTCAAATACTGCTGTAGTAGCCTGCTGTTGAATCAGGTCAAGTTGAGGAATAGCCTGAGGTGAGAGATCAACTCCAACCGCCTCAAGAGATTTCTCAACGCTTGCTCTAATTCTCGTAGTTGCTTCAACGAAGTCATCAATAGCTAAACCTAATCCACCACGAAGGATTAAATCTAGTATCTGCTCATCGGTGAAGCTCATGAAGAGTTCAGGATCAGCAGAGACTGAAGCCATAGTCATCAGCTCAACTAAGCTCTTTCGAGCTTTAGCTAATGCTAAAACGAAGCCTCTTTCAGCCTCCACTTCAATCTTTAATTGATCCCTCCGAGCTCGGATGATGCTAGCCATAGGACCACGAGCGCCTTTGACTTGTTTTGTCAAGTCCTCGATAGCTTTTTGGTCGGCATCTTCGGAGAGATGCATATGGTAGCTAGCATCATTCATAGTCTTAGTTCACTACGCTTGTAATAATGCGTCCTAAGGTCCCGTCAATAGCTTTGAAAGTGTGAACTTCTTCAGCGTAAACATAACGACGAGTCTTATCTAGTGAGTCATATTGACCAGCTATCATGCCACCAAACTCTAAGTTGATAGCTGCTGTAGGCATGCCTTTGACGTTACCACTCTTTTGAACGATAGCATCAGAACCTCTCAAAATACCCATGAAAAGAGCGTCCTCAGTCCAAATGTAAGACTCTGAGCTGGTAGCACCAGGAACAGCAGTATCACGACGAGCAGCACCAACATAGATGTTAGGAATGCCTAACACGTCACGAAGTACTTGAAGCACAGTCTCATTATTTAAAATTCGTGCTCCTGCTGCCACTCCTACAGTTGAAGCTCCACCAACTTCAAGATAACCACGAACCTCGGGATTCTTAGCTAAAGTTCTAAATACTTTGTGGCCAAGAACTAGAGTGTCGGGACTGATACCATGAGCAGCTTCAAATACTGTATTCTTGAGATCATAAAGATCACTAAGAGGAGTTGAGCCAACATCATCAAACTCACCGCCAAACTCAGCAGCTGCAGAAGCGTTATTAAAGTTGCTTGTACCAAAGAGGAGGTCAGCAGCACGCTTCTCTTTAGCAAGCTTCATAACACGAGCTACTTTCTTAGCGATGCGTGCTTCTTCGCTTCCTGGATACTGCGAATCAAATATATCTTCCATCGCAATTGAATCTTGAGCAGCATAGATGTTTGCTTTGAAAGTAGTGCTTGAACGGTCAAAGCCACCAATTGAAGTACGAGAGCTACCTGGGGCACGCTCGAGATCGAGACCTGCACCTGCTCCCATGAAGTTTCGAGTTTCTTCAAGTAGGATAGTACCTGATCGCTCAGGTACTTTGATGGTTTCAAAGACTTGATCAGCGATGAGTTGACTGTCACTTGGTACAGCTTCAACGACGAGGTTGGATAGGATTTGATCAACTGGATGTAGATTACTGTATGAACTAGCCATTAGTCAGCTCCTTAAGATGCAGTTAGAGCAACAGGTCCGGTAAAGACAACAGTGATTTGCTCACCAGCTGAAGCGCCTGTTTGGTTAATGTTGGGGATCATGCGAGCCACGGCATAGTTGCCTGCACCTTCATCAAATGCGACGAGATGCCCTGAGGCGTCGGACATGAGAAGATTCATGGTAGCTGGTGCAATAGCGCCGCCTGCAATAGCGCGGG